CAAGTGGCAGCCAGTTCTTGAGCACGAAGATATGCCCGAGATTAAGGAAAGCTACCGCAAGGTTGTAACTGCACACATGCTTGAGCAGCAAGAGACTGCCATGCGGGAAGAGGCACAGAATGTTGGTGCTGCCAGTCTACTGGGCGAATCAACGACTCCCGATACCATTGCGGGTAATGCTCAGAACTTTGATCCCGTTCTCATCAGTCTCGTTCGACGTACTGCGCCGAACCTGATTGCATTTGATATCATGGGTGTTCAGCCAATGAGTGGACCAACTGGTCTAATCTTTGCTCTTCGACCTACTTATGGTAACGATGTTGCTGGTAATGACCAGGGAGAGTTTGCAAACGCATTCTATGACGAAGCCAACTCGGCATTCTCGTCAGGACGGGGAACTGATGTTCCTCTTTCGTCTACGACTGAAGGAAGCGTATTCATGGCAAACACCTTCCTGAACGAAACTGCTCTTGGTGGCGAGACTGCTACCCTATCCTCAGTCACTGGTGCCTTAACATCAACTGCCGAGGCTTTTGGAAGTGCTCTATTGGGTGCTAGCCCATCTACGCAGATTCCTTCCATGAGCTTCCAGATTGACAAGTCTTCGGTTACTGCCAAGACCCGCGCACTCAAGGCTGAGTATACGGTGGAACTGGCACAGGACTTGAAGGCAATTCATGGTCTTGATGCCGAGACTGAGCTTGCAAACATCCTTACGACTGAGATCAACGCTGAAATCAATCGTGAGATTGTTCGCTCAATCTACTTCACTGCCCAGGAAGCTGGGGCTGTTAATGCTGGTGGGCATTCCGACGGCGGCGTAGCGACAAATCTTGATGGTCGCTGGCTCGTAGAGCGATTCAAGGCACTTGTCTACAAGCTTGAGACTGAGGCAAATGTCATTGCCAAGAAGACTCGTCGCGGAAAGGGTAACTTCATCATCTGTTCTGCTGATGTTGCATCTGCTCTTAATGTTGCAGGAGTCATGGACTCATCTGCCGCACTGACCGTAGATGACACTGGCAGCACGTTTGCTGGTACTATCGGATCAGGCTTGAAGGTCTTTATTGACCCCTACACAATCTCAACGGATGACTTCGTTGTTGTTGGTTATAAGGGCACTAGCCCATATGACGCTGGCATGTTCTACTGCCCATACGTTCCGCTCCAGATGGTGCGTGCGATTGGTGAGGACAACTTCCAGCCCAAGATTGGCTTCAAGACACGATACGGAATGGGCGTGAATCCATTTGCCCAGAATTCCGGTAGCCAAAATATCGAAGCTGGTACCAGTGGCACCACGGGCAACCGCTACTACAGAGGTTTCCCAATTACAAACCTCGCTGGTGGACTGTAAGATACACTGAGTAGATAGCAAGTAACAAAGAAATCAGAGAGTCCTCTTAAACGGGGGCTCTCTGTTTCTTTTTCGGCCTTCCCCTTTCATATAAATACATACAGGAGGCATCATGGCAAAAGACTTCAACTCACCAGACAACATAAATAACCTTTCCCCTGTTGGCTATAGGTTCTCTATTGAGAATCTACCTAATACCAACTGGTTCATCACAGCAGTGAACATCCCAGGAATCTCTTTGGGTGAAATAAATCAACCCACTCCATTCATGCAGACACAAGTTCCCGGTAATGACTTGGTATTCGACCCTCTCAATGTCACCTTTCTGGTTGATGAGGATTTGCAAAATTGGAGGGAAGTGTTCGATTGGATGAATGGTCTAGGTTTCCCAAATGAATATGCTGAATATAAAACCCAGAAGGCAGACCAGTTATATTCAGATGCAACCCTAACTATATTAAATTCCCATATGAATGCCAATTACCGTATTATATTAAAAGACCTATTTCCCACTAATATATCCGAGGTTTCCTTTGATTCGGCAACGTCTGATATTATTCCAATTCAGGCTACAGTGACTTTCAGGTATTTGACCTATTATTACGAGAAAGTTTGACTCGGGCCTTGACATTGGAGTGTCGGTGATTATAATATAGGGGTATGCGAGAGATAGCTATATTTGAGTTCATTATAGCTATAGTGAAATTCAATATAATTATAATGAAAAGAAGGAGTTATTATATATGGAAATTGATGATATCCACGACCTTTGGAATGTGGACTCTAAAATTGATGACCTTGAGCTTGACCAAGAATCCTTGAAGATTCCCCAATTGCACTCCAAGTACATGCGAATCATCACAGAGGAGAACTCAATTCTAGGTAAGATGATGTACGCACATAAAATGTTGGAGCGGGATAAGTTTGAGTATTACACTGGGAAGATGTGTGACGAAGATCTTAAAGAGCGAGGATGGGAACCGTTGAACCTAAAGATAATGAAGAACGATGTGCCCAGATACATCGAAGGCGATAAGGATATCATTCGGGGTCTTATGAAGATATCAGATTACAGAGAGAAGGTTACTCTTCTCAAATCAATTATTGATAGCATTAACAGCAGGAGCTTCATCATTACAAACGCAATCAAATGGAAGAAGTTCATTAGCGGAGAATTCTAGAATACTGTGGGTGCCTACACCGATAAAGTAATGCTTCACAAAATGGATGAAGTGCATCTAATGATTAGCACTGAGCCATCCGTCATGCGGGAGCTATCAGGGTACTTCACGTTTGAGGTTCCCGGTTACAAGTTTATGCCTTCATATAAGATGGGAGCATGGGATGGTAAGATTCGTCTTGTGAACACAAAAGATGGAACTATCTATGCTGGGCTGGTGCCCTATATTAAAGACTTCTGCACTGAGCGTGGCTATGAGTTCTATTATGAGGAGGAGCCAGATACCAATTTCTCGGTCCATGAGGCAGTTCAGTTTATTGAGTCATTGAACCTTCCTATCACACCGAGGAATTATCAGGTGGATGCATTCGTTGATGCTATTCGTAAGCGACGAATGCTCTTGCTCTCACCGACTGGTTCTGGTAAGAGTCTAATCATCTATCTTTTGATTCGGTATTGTATGCAGCATGAGCAGGGGAAGCATTTGATTATTGTTCCTAACATATCACTCGTTGCACAGATGAAGAAAGACTTTGCTGACTATGGGTTCGATGCCAAGTTGGTCCATGAGATAATGGCAGGCAGGGAAAAGGATACAGAAAACCCAGTTGTCATTTCTACATGGCAGTCTCTGTACAAGATGCCCAAAGAATACTTCGATCAATTTGCGAGTATTGTTGTGGATGAGTGTCATGGTGTCAAGTCTAAATCACTGACGAACATTATGACCAAGACACCCAATATCAAATACCGATATGGTACAACGGGAACATTGGATGGAACGCAGACACACAAACTTGTGATTGAAGGCTTGATAGGTGTAGTCAAGAAGGTTACAGGAACAAAGGAACTCATTGATAAAAAGGTTTTGTCTGACTTCTCTATAAAGGCAATCGTTCTCAAGCACAATGAGAAGATTCCCTCTGACCTGAGATACCAAGAGGAGATTAACTACCTTATTGGCAATGATGCACGCAATGCGTTTATTAAAAATCTTGTGCTGAGTCTTGAAGGAAACACATTAGTGCTATTTAACTATGTTGAAAAGCATGGCATACCTCTTTTCAACATGATAAACGCTGTTGCAGCGGAAACCAAGCGTAAAGTTTTCTTTGTCTACGGTGGAACAGAACTTGCTGCCCGTGAAGAGGTGCGTGCCACGGTAGAGAAAGAGAACAACGCAATCATCATTGCATCGTCTGGTGTCTATTCGCAGGGTATTAATATCAAGAGACTCAACAATGTCGTGTTTACACATCCCGGCAAGTCAAGGATACGCACACTCCAAAGTATTGGTCGTGCATTGAGAAAGGTGGATGATACTGAGGCAGTGCTATATGATATTGTAGATGATTTAACAAACGAACGCAAGCGACAGAACTTTTCACTAAAGCATTTCAAGGAACGCTTTGCAATATACAAGTCGGAGAAGTTTAAAGTCAAAACATATAATGTAGAATTGAATAGTAATGGAGGTTAGTATTTGTGGCAAAGAGAAATGTTAACAGTGAACACTATGTAGATAATAAGGCATTCCTTCAACACATGATTGAGTTTAAGGAACTTACACAAATCGCAAGAACAACAGGAAAACCAGACCCAAGAATACCCGATTCAATTGGAGAGATATTTGTGAAGATTGCAACTCACCTTTCGTACAAGTCTAATTTCATTAACTATGGGTTTCGTGAAGACATGGTATCGGATGGTATTGAGAATTGCATTCAGTACATACACAACTTTGACCCAGACAAGTCAAGGAATCCATTTGCCTACTTCACTCAAATCATCTATTACGCTTTCCTGCGACGAATCCAAAAGGAAAAGAAGCACTTGTATGTGAAATACAAGTCACTAGAGAATTCTCAGATCATGGATGACTTGCAAGTTGGTCGGACCAATGACTATGCGGAGGCTACTTCTCTTGGGGTAGGAAAGCTATATGACAACATGAGTGAGTTCATTGGTACATATGAAGAAGCAATGCAGAAGAAGAAAGAAACTAAAAAGAACAGTGAGAAAAAGAAAAAGAAGCCGCGTGCTGTAGCCGCGAATAATCTTTTGAATTATATTGGGGAATAACATGAAAATTGCAATAGTGACGGATACCCATGCAGGAGTGCGTGGGGATAGCGATACCTTTGCGGACTACCAAGAGATGTTCTGGTATGATGTGTTCTTTCCGTATCTGGAAGAGAATGATATCAAGCAAATAGTTCACTTGGGTGATA